TGCAACTGCCAATGCTATACCCATCGTAGTCTGACCGGCGATGGTTATTCCGGTAGCACCAGCACCGGATAAGTTAATTCCAGACCCGGTACTTGCTGAACTGATTTCAATACCGTCGCCACATATTCCGGAAATTTTGATGCCATCCGTGGCGGTACCCGCAAAAGAAATCCCGGTTGTGCCACTGAATGCTGATGTAATATCGATTGCCGTGGTTCCATCGGCAGCAATAGATATACCGGTCGTGAATGCACCGGTGATGCTGATCGGAGTGGTACCCGCACCGGACACAAGAAGCCCGGTTGTGTACGCACCGGACATAGTGATGTTGGTTGTGTTCGCACCGAAAGTGATAGCCTTCATCGTATTATTGATATCGTCATTGAAGAACATTGACGCTATGCCCCGAAGGGCTCTTTTGTTCCGTCCTGACGATGCCAGATTGATCCAGCTTTGTATTTTATTACTCATCGTCTTTCCTCCGTTGCCATGGGTTTGTCACATGGACTTGATTTATACGGAAATGCGACACCCGTTTGATGTCGCATTACACAAAGCGGATTCGGTTAGCCAGCAAGCTCACTCACGGCATGCTCGATACGAGTCATCCAGTTCTCGTTGAGACGAACCGAAGACATCCAGAAGTCAGCACCAACATATCCAAACATGCCGGACGGGTTAGCGTGATTCTTCACGGATGCGGGGATGATCGTAGGGGAAACACCGGAGTATCCTTTGCCTTTCAGTGAAACCTGACCCCATGCACTCTGGGCCATGATGATTGCCGGATAAACGTCTATAGTTGCATCATCGGCAGCTACCATTCCGGTAGTACCAACAGCGGCGCCGCCAGCCAACCAAGGTACAAACAGCGGAGAAGGAACAATTCTGAATTCCTCAATGGCTCCGCACTCTCTCGGATGAACCGGTTTAATGGCGCTTCCATAGTCAACCCGTTTTGTGAACCCGGGAATGTCACGACAATCCGCAATCGCATCCGTATGAACAAACACGATGTAACCAGGCTCAACAGAGCTAACACCGTAATCAGGACCGGATTTAATCGCAGTGGTGACCATCTTGGCTCGATTGCTCTCCATGGTTCTGGCAGCAAGCCGGAAGTCGGTAAGGGAAATTGCTGAGTTGATGCCAACCCTCGTTGTTCCATTGGCGTAAATGACAGAGGTGCCTGCTTTGACCTGGCCATAACATACAAGCTCCGATACCTCAGCCATGGTCTCACCTGTGAGCGTGGCCATGTCATTGGGTATATCGTCCTCGTACATCAGCTGGGCCTTGCTTGTGAACTTGAAAAGGACCGCATACTGGTTAAGGGTTGTGGTGACATCCGTGTAGGATATGGTGTTCGCCGTGGGCGTAACACCTTCAGCGGTTATAAAATTGACTGCAGTAATATTCGGAACTTCAGTCGCAGTCGCGTTAAAGGGTTTCAGCCGCCTGAAAACGATGGTATCCGTTTTATTCAGGGGCTGCTGTTTTTGATCACCAAACCGAGTTAAGACCTCAATCGGTTCCGCATGTTTCAGCATTTTCAATTCTGCGCGGAGTAAGTTCCGCGATGCTACTGTCCCATATTTTTGAATTGCCATGAGATTTATCCTTTATGTTACTCGGCCCAGATTTCTGTGCCGGCTTTTTTACGATAGTCTGCTTCAGGGAGATCTACATCGGCTACTGGTGCAGGAAGTCTGCCACTATCTGGCAGTTCTGATCCTTTAAGCCGCTCTGCTCTCTCTGCTGCGATTTCTGCCGCTGTTTTCGATGTACCTCGATGCGCGACAAACAAATCAAGAACTTCAATGGCGTCTTCTGCCCGTTCTCCATGTTCAGCCTTTTTGATGATTTCAGCCGGTTGGGTTTTAATCCAATCCTTGTAATCCTGACCGGCGAGGGTATCTTTGTAATTTTTGTGGCTCATTTCAAGAAGACGAACTTCCAACTTCGCATCGAATTTACCCTCAACGTCCGTGGTTATTTCTCTACGAAGTGCCGCCATAGCATTTGGATCAACCGCACTTGGCTTACTGAACTCTTTCCGGAATGCATCAAACTGCGACTTCATAAGGTGGGCCATTTCAGGAAAATCTGCCTGGAATGTTTCCCAATTCGCTTTTGAATCCGTAGCTGTATCAATCTCTGCCTGAGTCGGCTTTCTTGCAGCTTCCTCAACGGCAGTCTTTGCATCCCTTAGTTCATTGGTTATCGATCCGATCCTGCTTTCGGCTTGCTTTAGGCGTCCGGATATCGCATCTGTTGAGGCAACCTTTGTTGACATCTCATCGAACTGAGCTTTCAAGAGAGGGTTCACGCCTTCCCACGGATTCTCTATGGGCTTGACTGCTGCTGCTGGCTTGGCCGCTACTATTTTAGCTGGCTGCTCATCGACAATCGGGTCTCCCGATTCCTCGGCATCCAATTCGGCAGCGACCTGATCTCTCATGATCTTAACCTCGTCTTTGTTCATCTCTTCGGCTGTTTTGTTCTCGATTCCTGTTGGCATCGTTTTTTCTCCCTGCCCGGCTTTTCGGCGGGCCTATTGAGGCGGTTCCCCGGCTCGGTTGGATGTTTAGGGCAATAAAAAAGAGGCAACTATGATGATGTGGCACCACATTGCCTCTCTTAAATTCTTGCGTCGATGTCAGGCCTGCCGACCCTTCACCGAACCCTAATTTTTATTAATACCCTGCGAAGTTGCTAAGTTCTATCTCACTGTATTCAGGTAGCTTACCCTTGGCGGGTCTATCCGGCAAGTCAATAAGTTCCTTAAACAATTTGATTCGACCGCGCATCACAGATGTTTCCTCCATGTTTTTCTTTATGCTATCGTTTGCGATCCTTGATTCATTCAATCCCTGTATTGCCCAGGCTTTAATGTATGCCCAGGTTGGAGACTGTGGATTAAGAGTACCTGCTGTCTCCTGGTTTCCTGGAAGAACGGCTATGAAAGGCTCGATTGATTTAACCTTCTTTCTCCTTATAGTTCTAACCCATAGCACAATAAGTGCTACAAATATTGGAGAAAAAATAAGGATCATAAATATTTGACCTGCTTCCATGCCGCTCCTTTAATTCAGGCTCTCTTTGGTTACAATATTCTCAGGACCTGTCATCTTGAGATATTCAGTATAGCACTCTATGTGAATAGGACCCTTACCAGTCGGTACAAACTTAGCACCGTCAAGAAAACACTTTTCGCAATAGAGGCACACTGCATCCTCAAAATTTCTCATCCATTCTTCCTTACCAATCTCGATCCAACCATTTGCCTCGGCTTTTCTGATATCAGCTATTTCCATGACGCTGACACCATGACCTGTCTTGTCAGCCTCTTCCAAGACAAACATCTTGCCCCATTTGGTGGTTTTAACCTCACCAACTACGGCAATCTGCCGACCTCCAGGATGGCTGTAATATTTTCCGGTCTCAAATTTCATCATCTACCTCTTCCCCCGGCTTTCGGCGGGTTCTCTTTGGGTGGCGCTTGGCCAGCCTGGTTAATCTTTTCAATATTTATTCATCATGCCTGAAAACCTCCCGTCTCCGGTACTCCTGAAATCATTGTTTCTGTCCCATCATCTAACATTACCCGGGCATCAGGCCCGCACCATTCCTTTAAAACACCTTTTATCACATCGATCTCATCAACTTTAAGATAAATCCTTGTCCCTATATCTGTGTTCTGTGTAAGAGGATAGGATATCGGGATCATGACTGGAAGGCCTCCCCGTCCTCAGCTCGCCCTGGCGGTTCGGCCAATGGCGTAGCCACCTCTGGTGCCGGCTTAACATCCTTTGCCGTGGCCAGGCTCACCTGTGTTTTCAACTTCATGCCAACCTCTGACAACGAAGCCTTAATCTTGTCAAGCGCTATCCCGGTGCTTGCTGACAGCTCCATCATCTTCAAATCTCTTTGCATGGCTGCCATCTGGATCTCATGCTGCCTATCGATGTCAGCCTGCTGCGCCTTGAACTGAATCTCTGACATATCGGATGATTGATTAAGCTCGGCCTTCTGCAACTCACCCTCGACTCGAACCTCGGCAACCTTGAGCGCTCCTTCCACCTTCGGATCAACAGGCGGCGGCTGCTCTGCAATTTCCTTACGTTTTTCCTCGATCTTGGAGTCGGGCAGGATAACATTAAGATTCTTGGCCCTCAGTATTTTCTTTAATGCGTCTTCCCAGTCAACCAGGATCTTTAATTCGGGATCATTACGCAGCTGCAACAGCTCTTCCAGCATCTTCGTGTCCTGATCTCTCTGCAACAGAACTGAAGAACCCCTTGGATCTACGAGCCAATCACCCTTTATGTTCTCGTCCTCGGAATATTGCATATTGAAATCATAATATTTAACAAGATGAGGCCTGGTAATCTGATCGTCCCATAGCTTGACCCTGGACCTGAATGCCACGTTATTGGAGTCAACCATAATATTTGTTGCGCCTAAAGTCTCCGGCAGGTCTCCCTTTTCCGCTCCGAAGATCATTGGCACATTGGATTCTATGTCAGCGAACCGCATTGCAAGATCGATGACGGCCTGCAGCTCTGCTTGGTTATTGGTCAGTTGAAACTGATTAAATGCCTTTCGAACATCGTCAATATCTGATTCTCCCAACATTCTCCAAATCTTCTTGCCAGTAAGCTCATAAACTCCATCAACCGGCTCAACACCTTCTCCAACTATTACGTTAGCCCCGGATGAATCCCCGGAATTATCCATCATCGCTCTCCACCCGGCGGTCATGACTCGCTGTGGCCACATCAGCTGTCTTGCAACACCAACACCCCAGGGAACTTCTGCCCGAGAAGACCACTGAAAGAAATCATATACAGGATCGGATGTATCGAGGGTGTTAAGTTTAACCTTAATCGGATGATCATTCACAAAAACAACTGAACCTGACACATTCCTGAGCTGTACTTTTACTGAAGAGCAATCACATCCAAGGGCTTCCAGGTCGTCTTTATTGATATCCCCGTTGTATTCCCATGATTCATAGACCGAACCACTGGCAATTTTGTTATATTTGATGGCAAATTGGGTTTCGCGGTCCTCAGCAACATGAACCCTGGTGGGCTCTTCCAAAAGTACCTTAAGAATCTGCTCTGGCAAGTACCCCTTAACGTTTACCAGGTCGCGCAGGTCAGAAGGTCTTAATGCGCCACGTTCCCAAAAGTATCCAGCTTGTGATGCATCGGCCTTACACTCTGCATCCGGGTAGATGTCCCATGGTGATACGCTTTTTGATGCAGGTTTTTGACTCTCGCCTTTTCTCAAGACCCTTACAGTGGTGTCATCATCGGTCTGCTTGACCCACTCTCGCTTCATATCCTTACTGACCATCGGACCCTTCAAGATCCCGGTCCCGAGCCTTACAGCATTTTGAATGACCTTTCGGCACTCACCATTAAAAGAACACTCTGTCAGCTGGTCATCAATCTTGTTCTGCATTGCCAGCATTTTCTTTTCAGCTAAATTGATGTTCTCGATAGCCACATCACCCATAGTCTTTGGGGAACCGTCCTTTTTTTTAATCGGCTCCCCTGTTTCCTTCAGCTGCACCTCGTCCTGGTTGGATATGTTCTCATCAAGCTCTGGATCCGGAGTGGTCTTCAGTCCCCAGTTTCGGTCATCTGTTGGTAGGAGAATATCAGAGAACCTGCCCTCTGCGGTCTCGCACTTGGGCCTGATGATGTTGATCACAACCCTTGATCGCCGCGGCTCCTTCTTGTTAACCCTGGAGGCCTGTCCGGTAGCGTAATCTATCATTCTCGTCCTGATGGCAGCATCGTCCAGGCCCTCGAATGCAAGTTCATCCTCTCTCCAAATTTGTTCTATCCCGCACGATGCCCTGGCAGAGACCGCAACATTTCTCTTTACCATTAAGTTGGCAGCCAAGCTCTCAACGGCCAACATGGTTCTTGCTGTTTTTTTATCCGCTGCCTCTCTGGCCTGAGTCGCTTTTTCGTCCTCATCGTAGGGCTCAACGACTTTATCTTCCAGGGTTTCCTCGGAATCATACATCTCTTGCCTGATCTTAAAATCCCTGGCTGTAGGTTTTTCGTTTTGTATAACCATTAGTACCCTACTCCTGCGTCCAGTGGTTGATATGGTCGCGTATATACCAGCGGCTTGCGATCTGTTGCGTTGTCCATTGCGTTTGCGTTGATCGAAATATACCTGATTACATCACCACCATCGGCGTATTCGTCATTTAGCGGAGCGCCGGCAACCCTCGTAACCTTATTGATTGACCTTCTGTATCTCCGACCACATTCAATAAGCCGTGCACAATTGGTTTTATCCCAGTACATTCTTGGAAACCGCTCTCTCGCCACCACAATACCTTCGTCTTTGCCGGTAACCTCTGAAATATCGGACTTCTTAGCGACGGTCCAGCCTTGGGCCTTCATAATTTTTTCTGCCGAATCCTGGCCTTTTGACGATTTTGAGAACCCATCAGCGCGAGGCAACCACACCTTACCCCAATTATATTTAAACCCTCTAAGATCAGATGATATCTCAGACAACTTACAGTTAAAATATTCATTGTACCAAATAACCCTAATCTCTGGACCCATCACCTGGACAAGCGAAATTCCCAGAGCATGGCCAAACCCAAGATCGACAATCACATGAACACTCAACATTGGATCATATGGAACATTCCGAATCCGCTTTGTTCGAACCATGGCTTCCATCTCATCAAAAAAGATGGCGCCTTCAACGGCCGGCTTACAGAGTCCCTCCCAAATATTGTCGTAATCTTTTGGCCTGGTCTCTTTACAATGGAGACGCTCTTGATTTAAAACCATGTTGAACCACGGGTTGTCTCGCCAGTTAACCTGTACGACCTTGGCATCTGGAGGAGGATTCTTTACAAATCGCTCATATGTAGGATCTGAGTCAAGCTCAGGGTTGAGTGATATCCATATCTCAGATGGCTGAACGGCCACTTTTTTAACATCGTCAGAAAGCTCCCCTGAAATCAAGTCTCCGATTATTCTATACATTACATCACCAAAATAAAATCGAAGCATAGGGTACAGGCTTTCGGGATCATTTTTAGCTTTAGATCTTAGGTCTTCCCATACGGATTTATTGAATGTTTCATTTCTGATCGTAGGTATTAGAATGTCCCAGGACCTGTCAGAAATGCTCTGACCTTCTTCTACCCAGCAAATATCGCATCCTTCATATGACTTGATTGATTCAATCGTGAGCGTTGAAAGCCCAGTGAAGATGAATTCAGTACCATTTTTTCCCCTGATCTCCTGATCCAAAATATCGTACTTATCACCGATTCCCATTAACGCAATCTGATCTTTCAAAAGTTTATGAACGGAATCCTTGATTGACTTTTGAATTTCACGAGCACAGAGAATGCGGAGTTTCTTGTTTATCCCTAATAAAAGGAGACCCCGGGCATATGCCCAGCTCTTCGCACCACCCCTACCACCATGCGCCACCTTATACCTGCTCGGCTGGAAGATAAGATCAATTAATTTTTCGGGGAATTCAGCTGGCTTCATTCGTCCTCCCTGCAAGGAGCCGCGATAGCCACGATTGGTATTTCGGTGAGAACATCCTCGGTGGTAGCGCTGGTCTCATCTATGCCGAAGGCCTGGCGCTCAAGAGCAATGCGTTTGTGCTGGACGTTGGCCAGGTTATTAGCTGCCTGCGATCTCTCTGATACGGTAAGAGCAACAACCTTCTGTATGATATCACCCTGGTATTGAGTTATGTATAGTTTTGTTGGTTTTCCGGAAAGTTCTTTAAGGAGTTTATTCTCAAGTTCACGCAGCTGCTTAATATCTTTTCTCTGTAATTCAATTACCCTGACCCTGGTTTCAGCAGCTGCATCAACTATTTCTCTGTCGGTTGCGTTAGAAGTGCGAACCTCACTGCGAACCATCCTACTGCGAACCTCATCGCGAACCTTTTTCGAAAGATCCCTTTTCCATCCATACGTTTTGGCTCTTTTACGAATAGCAGTATCTGAGCAGTCAAACTGTCGACCAAGCTCTCTGATAGATAGAAGGCCTGAACGATATTCCTCTTCTATGGCTTCCCAGTCTGAAATTGGCTTTCTTGAGGCTTTAGGGGATGCCATTATGCACCCCCAATAAAAAAAGCGACTTGAGAGCAGCCGCTTGAGATAACAGATATCGTGGTTGAGATTGGATATAATAACGCTATGAGTTGTGTGTGCTCGGTCATTAGCACCTCAATTTTGAAGACCCCTCAGCCGTCTGAAGCTGACCAGGCCTCAGCGGCAAGGGGTGTATGAGAAGATAACTATACAAATCATGCAGACCACATCTAAAATAGTCCGTCAACCCTATAATGTCATAACCCCGTGTTTTCTATGCCTTAACACCACCCGTAGTGTGTTAGGATAAAATAATTAAAGATTTAGCTTGACACCTTGACACCTTGGTATCATAAAAGAAGAGAAAGTAACCATTAACCACCATAAAGGATACCGTCATGAGTGAAACATTCCCATACGCAGTAAAATCAATCGATGAAAGCGACTATGTGTCTGACCATAAAACTCTTGCAGCAGCGGAGAAAAAAGTTGTGCGCCAGAATAATTTATGGAAGGGTAAGAGAACATTCAAGGTTTTTAAAACTAAATAAGGAGGAATCGCTATGTGTTACCAAGTCAAAGTCAACGTCACTAAAAGTGACAGGAAAGTATTCGCACCTATTGACAGAACTATCTTAATGCCGGCCATCTGCACGAAAGACGGAAGAGAGGTAATTATCACGAACAGATACCCAAACGGAATACACCCCGGGATTAGACGCGGCGGTATCTGGACATTATGTGAAAGAGATTTATAAATTAGACAGCTAACCCCGAACCCGCGCCCCTGGGCTCCACCTGGGGGCGGTGGTTTGGAGTTAACCTATAACCAGGAGGCATATCATGGCATCACCGAAAGAACAATTAATCGAATTGCACCAAGATTTTCACGGAAAAACGTTAACCATTGAAGATTCTGAGTTGTCTATGATCGTTGACATACTAGAGCAGCTGATCGCGAAAGCAGAGCAGCAAGACGGCCACTCACACACATTGAGTTAAAGGAGACAAGATGAGAATAACAGATTTAATAGTGGGTGACGCGAGGTTCACCGTCCGGATGCCCAGGAACATTCACCGGAAAATAAAGATGATGGCTGCTGCCGGAAAGATAAAATCGATCAAAGCTGTATGCGTCGATGCGATTAAAAAAGTTATAGAAGAGGATGAAGCTGAGTAGACTGCACATCTCAACAAAAAATGCCCCAGCCTAATCAGACTGGGGCATTTATGTTTTTATGTTTCGAATCGCTCTTTTTTTAGATCATATTGGTGGTCAAAAGACCGCAAGGCATGACGCATTTGAGCGGCTGTCCTTGTGGCGCGGAGTTCCCGGCAATCTGCTGGATCTGTATATTATTAACGTTATTTATTTTCGCCTGTATCGATGAAGGAATGAATTTCAGAACACTCCCAGGGTTCAAAATGCGGTATGGAGTTGCCATATCCGCATCATTCAGGATCGCCGGCGCAATGTCGGGGGTCACCACTGAATCACCCTTATCAACAACAGGGATCGCCCCTGCAGGCCCAGCAAAAAAACAAATTGACATGATTAGTGCAAAAATTACAATAAATCCGCTTCTCATAAGTACCTCCTTTTGTTGATTGTTGTTCGTATGGTGCAGATATTAGCCGCAATATTAAAAATTAGCTAGGATTTTTTGGCCTTTTCTCGGCTGGGACCTCGTATGTCTTGAATTTCTTGCCACATTCAGGGCATACTCGCTTCCTACGCTGATACTCTGGGTAATGCCTGCTTTCAATTATTTTAAAGCTGCTGTATGCGCCGCATTTAGGACATTTCATATTATTTCTTCCTCCTAAAGATGCGGCTCAGTAATGATTATATCCTCTTCAACAACCAAAACATTGCAGTGCTGAGTGTTATCGACCACGGCCATTCGCTCGATTTTGTACTTTATGTCGTCGTGATAAAATGTTTCCCCGATGTTGTATAGCCTTGCATCCTCTCTCAACGGATCCACCCATAGCAGGGTTCCGTAAATGTCTCGAAAGTGAGTTGTCTTTAGATTGTAGAATGGCATATCTCTCCCTTTCTAATAATTTTAAAAATTTAAGATGATTTTCATCGCTTCTCGTATAAACAAGAGCCAAGCCGGATAAATTCAACCATGCCTTCCGGGTTACCGACCTACATTCATTAAAAGATATAAAATCAGATGACATACCCTCACCAGGATCCAGATACACATCGGTATGGTAAATGATGATAGGGATAAACTGCCCACAAATAGTTTCTAACTTTAACCCAAAAACGATTCCTTCTCTTACTGCTCGCTGATATTTGTAAAAAAATCTCAACGATACTGGTAGTCCGTACAGTGTTGCTCCCATAGTTTCCTCTCTTTCGTTTATTGCTGTAGGTCCTCTCCTATAGCCCTGGTTGAATCCTATCCGGCCCACTTGAGGACACTGACGACTTCCACATCGGTCATTTTTAAGAACCTGGGGTCATGCCTGGCCAACAAGATAGCGAGGTTGCGCTCATATGAATTTTTGGGATTCCAGCCAGCCGGGATATTGACTCTACGAGGTTTGAATTTTGCAAGGCACTGCAGATTAATTGCATCTTTTATAGCATCGATACTCGGTGGTAATCTGTTCGGTTCTTTAAAATTCAAAACAGCCTCCTTGGTTTTGTTGTCATTAAATCCTCCTTTTATTGGCATAACATTTGCTTTCAATCAAATATTCCCCACAACAGATAAAACAGATGAAATAACAGGCAACAACAGGTAAAAAATGACCTAAACTTCTGATATAATTACATACAACATCATAACAGGCAAAATGGTGTTCGAAACTATTATAAGAAAGACTAGTCCTTTTTTTATATTTATTATTATCACAATTGTATAAATAAACTATATACACTAATCTCTCTTTCTTTATATAAGAATCTTGCATTTTTTTACTTTTTCACCCATAT